AACATCATCAATTGCCTTCTCGCACTCAGGTTGATACGACATCTCACGATACCGTGTGATGAGTGCTGCTTCGTTTTTCGCTGTTCCGTCTAAATCAACTGTTGTTCCAAATACGCCACCCTCGTTGACAGACAGCGATCCATCATCGTTTGGTGGTGGTGCGAAAGACTGAACAGAAGGTTTCTGTTCTTCCTTTCTACCTATCTGGAATCCAAAGAGTTCTATTGCCATTTCATATCCTCAATAATGTATTATTTGGGGGAGGCAATAAATGCCTCCCATTCAATTTAGGATGGTATATTAGATACCACCAGCGTTGCCAGTTGTGCCTCCAGAAACACGCCAGTAGTCATACTGGAATGTAACAGAGTATTCTTCAACTGCATCGCCTTGATCCCATCCGAGGTCAATAGCACCGATAGAAGTTGGGAAGATTCCAATAAAGTCGTAGACTCTTAGGATGCTTCCATCTTTACCGTATTGTGTTACTTGCGCATTCGCCTTATATAGAGATGGTGAAGAAGCAACATCAGAGATATTTCCCTGCATAGAGTTGATTGCATTCGACCATTGCTCCATAGCATTACGGATAGCAAAGTCCTCGTCGTTGATAATCGTAGGTGACCATTCTGCGAAAGTTCTAGTCCCTGCTACCTTTACTGTGCGACCGAAATATGGCATTTCAATCGCAGAGATGGTAGATTCAGGAATCTGTGCTGCTTTACAGAGGAATGGAACCTGCGCATCAGCGACACCATTGATTGGGTTCGTGATTTGGACTTGGAAGAGGGAGGGTCTTGCACCACCCTGCTTCAAAGCACCAGCAAATTCATTTACATTAAACGCCATTTGTTCTCTCCTATTTCATTAATCCTATTTATTAACCGAAATTACCGATTACTTCAGAGAACTCAACGCCAGTTCGAACCGCAACGAAATTCAACTGGATAAAGTTGATAGAGCGAGCAGGTTTGATGTAGATATCACCAATGAACTCGTTTCGATCAATTACTTCGCCAGTGTTGTTGGTTCCATCACAGACAACAACAAAGTCCGTGATACCTCTCCGACCTTGAACATCCCTCAGGAATGGTTCAACCAGATTCTTAAATTGCGAGCGAGTAAACTCATCGTTAAACTCAAAGAGAGTGAACTTAGCAGCAGTCGCAATCGCTTTCTCAAGAACGATAAACAGTCTACGAACATTGATTCGATCAAACGCACTTGGTTGAGCAAGCATCGTTTTATCACCGAACAATACCGTCCCCTGTCCAGGAAAGGTTACAACTGGGTTGATACCCTTCTTGTAGAGTTGGTCTCTATCGCCTTTGCTTGGGTTGTAAGAAAGTTTGATAACATTCTTAACATTACCACGATTGTAACCAGCAGGTGAATACCATGGATCTCTGGTCAAATCAGTTTGAACCATCAAACCAGCAGTGTCACCATTCAGTGGAACATAACGATACAAATCGTTATACTTATCGTATTGATACTTCCACGCTGAATCCATAACCGCATAAGAAGAACTTGGTAGCAAGTCACGATATGCAATTACATCGTCTCTTGCAGCACCTTCGTATGAGTTGTTGTTAACAACATCTGCTCTCTCAGGAGAGATACATACGACACAGTCCTTACGACTTTCAGCAATATTAGTGATAAGGTGCGTTGCCAAAGTTTGGTCAGCACTACCACCAAGGATAAGCGAGATGTCAACATCTTCAGCAGACTTAAACAAGTCATAACCGATGATTTTGTCATCAGAGTCAATCGCACTACCGTCCTGACCAGATGTCAGTGAAGCAGAGATAATGTCACTTGTGGCGTTAAAGGTTGTATTCTTCGCTGCAGTGCCTGCGTTTGTCAGACCTGCTGCATGACCACCACCCCAGTAGACATATGCTGATGCTTGGTTAATAACTTCTTTATAGTAGTTTACTGCACCCTGATCGGTCTTAGCATCGGAAGCAACCGAGACATTTTCATATGCTTCAAGAACATTGTTCTTAGTGCCAGTAATGTCACCGTCTTCGTCCACAACGACCACGTGGATAGCATCGCCTGAACCATCAAGTGCTTCAGTGTATGCAGTAGTAGTTGGGGCAGTATCGAACAGATTGAAGTATTCCCATCGACGCACCAGTGAACCAGTGTTAGCAGAAACTGTCGAACCACGATAAGTGGATTCAAGAGTAACCGTAGTGGTTGAACTGTTAGCACCTTGAGAAATTGCCTTAACCTTACCCTGTGTTTTATCGGAACCAATCAACAGAATGTCACCCTTATTCAGAGTTGTCCAGACGGTTGTGTTTGCAGCACCGTTAATTGTCAGAGTGTTAGTATTTCTAGTGATTGAGTAACCTAGTGATGTGGTTTCCTGCCATGCGTTAGCACTTGGGCAGACCGACACTTTCAGTGAGTTACCTTGATCACCAGCAGTTTTAGCAATCCATGTATTATCTGTTCTTGAATAATTTTCTAGATAATCTTCTTCATTCTTTACAAGTGCTGCAGTTGTGGTCGCAGCATTCAGTGCATCTGATGGAGCGACACGCACTACATACAGAGCATTACCATAAGCAAGGAAGTTTGCTGCAGTGAACCAATCGGAAGCATTAGTGGCAGTAGGTTTGCCAAAAACACTAACCAGACGATCTTCGCTGTCGATTAAGACACGCTGATTGACTGGTCCTTTCTCGAATTGTGCTGCAATTGCACCTTCAGTGGTGCTTACTGCAGGAACAACCGTAGTAAGATCGATTTCACTTACATTCACTCCTGGACTAACTTGGAAAGGCATTTTGTTTTCTCCTTCTCATTAAAGAGTAATTTCTTATCATTTACACAATATTTATAATATCACGCATTTAGAACTTTTCGTAGTTCCCACGAGTGATTATATCATGCATCGAGTCCATATCAAACCCTCCATGATCACTGAAAGTAACAGTATCATCAGGCATCCCATCATCGTAGATACCAAAAGGAAGTAATTCTTCCATCATCTCTTCTTCAGTTCTCATCCTGAGTTTTTTTAAGGTGCTAATATCCGTCATATCTTTGAAGAATTGTTGGTCAGATAACCAAGCAAATAATACAAAGCACATAACCAAATCATCATGAGCACCTGATTCTGCTTCAAAAGAACTTCCTTTTCTTGAAAAGGTAGACAGTTCTCTAATAGTATCAAAATCGCTCACTATCAACTGGTCTTGTTCGATTAACAACTTTAATATTGAACAACCAATTGATTTGACATTCTTAGTGGTTCTTAACCCCCTATCGACATTTTTGCCGAATCCACTAGATATCCTTTTGCCTGATCTGCCAGCAGATTCAGTATAAAGAATATTCTCATATTCAAAATCGTAGTGGAGCAAGTCGGCAACCTGCTCACCGATATCGTTAATTTCTACAAGTGTAACACTTTCATTATAATACTTTACAACTCTATGTATGATTTCCGCATATTCAACTGGTGTAATGGTATTGTCACGGAAAGTTGCCACCTGTTTATATGGCATTTTAGTCACATCAACAATTTGAAATGCAGAATAATCCAACCCCTTGCCTCTAGACACATCAACCACACAAAGGTAGTTATGCCCTTCCTCTGGTTGAAAGTATTGTTTCAACCCTGCACTATCATATAGTGGTTGGCGAGGCACAAGTTGTTTCAGTTTAGAACCTTCGATCAGTGTCCCAGAACTACCCAAAAACTGACATTCGTATTCCTGTGAGAACTTCTCATAGTCAAAGTCCATTGCTGCAAGGGTTTCTTGTTTCCAAGCATCATCCCTTCCAGGAACTGATGTCCAGTGAACTTCTACAAATTGGTATCCATTAGTCCCTTCTCTTGCACCTTCACAGGTTTTGTAAAAGTGGTTGAGTCCATTTGGTGTGCTGGTAAGTAGGATCTTCGTAGTTTGTCCAGATGAAATTGTTGGAAATACTGAGGCGAAAAATTCATCCCAGTTCTCAACAAAGGCAGTCTCATCAATGTATAGCAAAGATACAGACTTACCACGAATAGCACTAGAAGAAGTAGCACTAGCAAGGATCTTAGAACCATTTTCAAATTCTACCGAACCCTTGTTCCATTCAACAACACCCTGTTGCATCCAGTTAGGTAATGCTTCATATGCGGTCTTAACTCTGTCTAAGATTTCCCTTGCTGCTTCGCCTTTATTAGCAAGCAAAGCAACTGTCTTGTGATCATTGAATAGCACATAGTGTAAGATTACGCATACCGCAGTTGTTGTCTTACCTGCCTGTCTTGATGTAACAACTGCACACCGACGATGATCAGTAATCTTATTGACAATTTCTTTTTGGTAATCATACATGCGGATAGGAATAAGTCCATGATCCACGTGGACGATCTTAATATACTTTTCGGAAAAGTAAATCGGATCCTTTGAACACTTGACAAATTCTTTAACTTTGTCTTGTGTCCATTCAATCGCAATACCCTTTCTTTTAAGGTTTGCGTTTCCGTTATATGTCTGAGTCGCCATTATCACCCTTTAGCATTTTTTGTAGGTCTGCAGTGCTTCCCACAAAGAGTGCATTCGTTACATTTTGAGGATCAGTCCTTTCCTCTTTATTAAGTTCTTTGATTTGCTTCTGTATATTTAACAAATCTTTGTTTGCATCAACCAGTGTTTTGGTTAGTGTGCTCACCACCTCAAATGCACGAGGGTGTTCAGATTGTTTTGCCAATTCTAGCAGATAGTCTAATGCTTCACTGCCC